TGTAGAACTTTGTCTCCCTCTTCAAAAAGAACCTCTTGCAGGCGCAAGTTGGTAACAGGGTCTGGTTTTTCAGCTAACTGCGTTACGTCACGAGGGCTGAAACTATGAGCTGCCTCAACAGCTGCATACTTGCGATTATCGTGCGCTAAAGCTGTGACGCCATAGGTTGATTCGTTTTCAACAACACTCAAAACGCGCCATGTGCTCAACAGAAGCTCGCTGTAACCAATCGTGAAAGCAGAGCCAGCGACAGGGGCGCTGTTTAACGTTGAGCCAGGTGTGATGGTGTTACCGACAATCGTTGACCCACCAACAACCTGCACTTCATAAATCAACGCGCCTGTTCTTGGGTCAGTCTTGGCAGAGCCGTCATTGTTTCTGCCTTCAGTAATCACATTCAAGGTAAAGCTGCTAGGCGCTTGTGCCCCAAACATGTCAACGTCGCTCCGGTCCAGCTTGACTGATGTAGTTGTAGAACCTGACGAAATACGGCCAGCAACCGTTTTTCCTGAGCGAACAGGATCGCTGATTTTGATTAGATCGCCTGGCCGAACAGTGATTCCAGCTGCGATGTCAGTTTCAAAGCTGCAAACCTCGGTTTCGTGATGCGTTGTGTAGAGAAACCAAAGGCCAAGACGGCGGGCCTGCCTACGGCTTGAACAAGCAAACGCGGTGATGTTTTGTTTGTTGTAGCCGTACTTCCTGACTGGCTTAAATGCCGTGTCAGCTAACTCAACCAACTCCTCCGCAAAATCTCGCAGGTTGTTGTCAAAGTATTTGACTGAGACGCAAGTTGGCCGGTTCTTGAGGCTAGACCCTGAATAGCTAAACCCAGCCTGAGTCACGTTTGACTGGTTGAATGTATAGGCAAAAACGTCAGGTGCATCCTGAGAAACAGTTATTCCGCCTACTTCCCAAAAAGGCATTGCCCTGAAAACAGAGCACATTTCCTGAACTAGCTTGTAAGCCTCTTGCTGGTTTTGCAGCAGCACGTTGCAGCTAAATCGCGGCTCACCATCTACAACTTCGCCACAATATGCTGACGCTTTTTGGAAGCTATAGAGATCAAGGTTGCTAGCAGTATCAGAAGCGCCGGTAAACGTTCCTGCAGCGTCCTTAGCTCGCTCTTCCGGGGTGAGAACTTGAGAGCCTAATCCATACCTAGTGTTTGTCAGTAAGTCATAAAGGATAAAAGCAGGATCATTTGTCCATTCCCTTGTAGTTTTTAACGTGCCGTTAAAAGGAGTGCTGGAATCGTATTGCAACGACCCATCGCTTTGCACTGTTGCGTTGTGCGGGATGCGAACCTTTATGCCGCGTATTTTGTAACTCCGCTGCGGAATGCTGGGGAATTGTTCAGCGTTAAATTTGAAACCGACAACAGCACTGTTTGGATAGCGCGTCTTCTCTCCAACCCTTGCCGTAAAGTCATACCAAATCAAATCATCATTCTGGGCTAACGTGTCGCTGTTAAATTCCTTACCAAGGCTTGTGATGCGAATATCAACAGGGAATGCAGTGCCAGCTTGTATTTTTGCCTCGTCAAAAACGATTAGGTGTTTGCGCTGGTAAAGATCAGGAGAAAAGCCAATATGGGTAAAACGCCCATTCCCAAGGAAAACATTTTTCTCGTCGTGATCACCAAAGCCAACCCGGTTAAACCCACCACCTTGGTATTGTATTTCGATTGAATAATCAATCCTTACACCCCTCAATCTGCCATCATCCTTGGAAACTGTCATCTGTGGCGAGCCAATCGTCACCCGAACGCTTGTCACGTCTGTATCAGTAATTTGCCTAGTGACACCTGTTGCAGGGCTGCCGCCTAAGTAATCAAAAAAACCACCGCTTCCGGTGTTTGTGCCAATATCTCCGTTTTTAAGAATCTCGGCGTTTACAGCTGTGGTGCTTTGGTTGAGGATGCCGATGTTCTCAAGAACCGATTGGGTCTGCGTGCCTAACCTGCTCTCAAATGTGGCGTCACGAATGTCAAAGTTAAGCTGTTCGACAATGCCCGCATCGTTTTTTGTGCTGCTACTTGTGACCGTCGCCGATGCACCAAGGACCGGCGTGTTATTGAAAAACGTGTCTTTTAAAGACGCAAGGTGATAAGCATCCGTACCAACTGTCAGCCCACTTGCAGAAGGGAAGCCTTCAATTTCCCCCTCACTGAGCAGGTCAACAATCCTGGCAACCTGGCTTGAATTCAGCTTGGTCTTAATGCCCATGTCAGTTGCCCTCTACGTTCAGACCGGCCGATATGACAACACTACCGACGATCACTTCGCCGTAGGCAATCGGGACAGGGACGCCCTCCCTGCCAACGTTCTGAACCCCGGAAAAGCTTTTATTTGTGCGTGGGTCGTTGTCTATCTCAGGCGTCGGCACTGTGGGCGATAACAGGCCAGCAACGCCTGTTAAAGCCAGTCCAATACCGATGTTGCCTGCTACCGCTGCCAAGGTGGCGCCAGTACCTGCTGCAGCAGCCGCACTGAAACCAGTCAAGCCAAGGCTGACACCGCCAGTTGCAATCGCTGTTCCAATCAAGACAGCGCCTAACGCGATAAAAGCTAGATTCCTAAACAGGTTGGCGCCAGTCACAACAGGGATGATCCTGATGTCATCGCTAGCCGTAAGCGGATAGCCAAGTTGATGCGGTGATTCCCCTAGCTCTAACGTGTGCGGACCAACGGCAACCGTGTAGTGCCCAGCGTTCATGATCGAACGCAGCTCAGGAAAATTACACAGCAGAAACCTGATCGCCTCAGCCGGTGTCCTTGCAACCGCCTCAAAAACTTTCTGACCGCAGTGCTCCGCCAGGTGCCCATACAGCCTGATTTTGCGAAGCATTGCCGTCACTCGCCATGCCCTTTGATTCTACCGACGACTCAAGGGTCAATCTTTGCCCAGCTTTGATCTTCCATGCCATAGATAAACCACGGCAAACCGTATTGAGTGCAAGCCTTTTTGTCTGGCTCGCTAGGCAAGGCAGGCGCACCAGGGTGGCTATGGACAACCGCTAGAACCTTGCCAGTGTCTTCAGCAGCGGCGTACCCCATCGGGTCAAGGATGAACATGTCATCCTCATCGCTCAGGTTCTTGCACGGCCAGTAATGCTCAGCGCCATCAAGCATGACGAGCAATCCGCAAGACTCCTTTGGCGCTTCCGCCTCAGCGTGTTGTACCGCTGCTTTTTGCCAATCATTCATCAGTTATTGACGCCAACAGACGGGAATGAGCCAAAGGGCAAACCACCGTTTGCGTCACCACTTGGAAATCGCTTGCGGCAGTCACTGATTCTTTTGCCGCAGACGTCAGCGTCAACAGCAGCCGTATTTGTCACTTGCTCAACTTTTGGCTCCGTTGTAATCGGATCGTTTGACGAAGACCAAGTCACATCGCTGCCGTCAGAGTCTTCAACCACTAGAACGCCATCATCCTTTAGGCGCAGTTGTTTAGCGTTCAGCCACCCAGTAGACGAAATTTTCAATATCTGCCCTACCTCTTGCAATGTGCCATCTGTCGGGTGACCAGCTTTAAAAGGGTTGTTATCTGTTAAATCAAGTTTGGCAATAAAGTCCTCTTGGTCTCGCCAAAAACCACTCTGAGCAATTATCTGGTAACCAGTGATCTTGTTCCAGCCGAACCCTGTATATCCCGAATTATTTTGCGAGTAGTTACCAGCAGCTAACGCAACCGATTCCAAACTAAACCTGATGGTGACAGTGCGAGTGCCCCATTCTGCTGTATCACTAAATTGCTTATCAGCCGTCGTCGTCTGGCCTGCTGCGCTAGGGCTGCTCTGCTTTAGTTCCCAAGTGAAACCACCTGATCGGCCAACATTTATATCAGCAGGCGTCCACTGATCTACGCCGTCAATTTGCAAGGGAGACAAGGAAGATATTTGACCAAGCCGATGGGTGTCGGTTCCAGTCCAAACAACAGAGCCTCCAGCGTAGTCATTGCGGGCGACATCATCGTTGTAAAGAACAAGGTTGCCGTCTTTTTGCATCACAAGCGTGTAGCCATTGGCGTTTCTGCCGATGTTTGTATTAGACGCCCATACTGAATTCGCCGCGATTTTTTCTGGTTTTTTGTAAACCACAAAGTTTCCATCACCTTGCACTACAGCAGCGAACCAACCGTTAGTCGAAACAAGCTCATTGCCCTCAGTCAACGATGAATTTGCAGTCAGCTTTTCTTGATTAGTTGAATATCCAAAGCCTGTGGCGGCAACCAACGTGATCTGTTCGCCTGTCACGTCAAAGGCATTTGAGCCGCTATAGCCGCACTCTTTGCCTTTGTATTCCCACTGACAAAGGTTCTGCATCACAAGGCGGCGCGGTGCCTTTGCGTCACCCATGTCAAAAGAAGAAACCAGTTCAAACTCAACAAAGTCTCTGGTCTCAGTAACCTTGCGATCGATGTAGTAGATCTCCTCTGGAAACTGTGCGTTGGCCCCAGAGTCAGGGTTGCCGTAAGGATTAACGCCGTTCTCCCAGTTATCGCTGTCTAAAAAACGGCTAAGGGTGCGGATACGTTTTACCCTTGCGCCACTTAGGTCGTTGCCTGGGGTGATTTGGTTGACGCCCAGCAGCAAGGCAGTTATTTGGCTCTGCAGGTTTGCAAAGCGAATTGACGGCCTAGGCAACGTGCCATCCCCATTGAACTCAAAACCTGATGCCTCTACCGGCAAAGGGACATAAGGAGTGCCGCCATATTTAATCGAAAAAGCATCAACGATGTCATCTGCGGTAGTTGGCGCGGTCGTCTTTTGATTGCGGCCTGCGTGGAAGTAATACTCTTCATCAGAGCCGTGCAGATCTTGAAACAGCTTCAGCTCAAACAGCTCAATGATTGCAAAAGGGCCGGAGTTAAGCAGTTCAACAAAAGCAGTGCTCATGGCTCAATAACTTCTTGGAACGTTGCAGTGATCGTTGCCCTGTTCAAATACGGTATGGACTTCGACCAATCTTGGCAAATCCACT